TGGCCATCATCGATGCGTGACGTAGATGCTGGTTTGACTACGTTACAGGCAGACCCCGGCACAGCGCGTACAGCCTTAGCAGCTTTACAGACAGCCACTAATAGTGAGTACGGCGCAATTTATGTAGATGCTTCAGGATCGTGGACTTTCCAAGATCGCACGGTAACCGTAGCTAGTGTTGCTGCTACCCCAGTAGTCTTTAACGATAACGGCTCAGATATCAGCTATTTCAATGCTATTTGGCGTTTAGATGACACCCTTGTGTTTAACCAAGCAAACATCACGCGCACGGGCGGTTCGGTTCAATCATCGACTAACGCAGCTAGTGTGGCTAAATACTTTGCTCATACTTATAACCAGCAAAACCTATTAATGGAAACCGATGCCGTAGCATTGGACTATGCCCGGGCTTACGTTGCGAGCCGTGCTGAAACCAGTATTAGATGCGATGCCATCGAGCTAGACCTATACACAGATAACTACACAGCTGGCACAGTGGCAGCACTTGATCTTGATTTCTTTGACCCGGTAACTATCACTACTAACCAGCCAGGTAGTTCAACACTTACCAAGACCCTACAAGTATTTGGCGTGGCGCATAATGTCACACCGAACAAATGGCGTACAACCTTTACTACACTAGAGCCAATTATTGACGGGTTTGTAATTGGTTCAGATCGTTACGGCATTTTGGGCACTAATGTACTTTCATACTAAGGAGTAAAAAAATGGCAACAGGATTCCCAGCAGTAACGGGTGATGTACTTACTAGCGGCATGTTTAACGGCCTAGTGGCATTTACCCTAGATGCTCAGACTGGCACTACTTACACGGCTGAACTAACAGATCAGTACCAAGTGCTAGTAACTATGAATAACGCAGCTGCTAATGCGTTTAAAATACCTACTAACGCATCCGTGGCCTTTGCCATTGGCACAGTTATTACAGTGCTAAATATTGGCGCGGGCGTTACAACCATTTCAGCAACCACCAGCGGTACTACTACCGTGCTATCAGCTGGTGCTACTGCTGCCAGCCCTACCTTGGCGCAGTACCGATCAGCAGCTTGTATTAAAACTGCTACAGATACCTGGTATGTAGTGGGTGCTATCGCCTAATGCTAAACGTTATAGCAGCTATAAATAATTCAGGCGCACCAGCGGGTGATTACGAGTCAATTGCCACTAGCACCATAGGCGCGGGTGGCGCAGCTTCAATTACTTTTAGTTCAATACCGCAAACCTATAAACATTTACAAATACGTTTACTAGCAAAAAATGGAGATGCCGCCGCATTTGCTGGTGTTTCAATGTCCATCAATAGTGGTGCGGGTGAGGCAAGACATGATTTATATGGAAATGGTTCTACTGTTGCCGCAAGTGGTGCGTCAGGCGGTTTGCTGGTTTACATCGGCGGTAGCGCACAATTTGGCGTAGGTGTTGTTGATATTTTGGATTACACAGACACAAATAAAACTAAAACATCAAGAGCTTTAAGCGGAGTTGATAACAACGGTTCAGGGTTAATTGCTCTTGAATCAGGACTAGAAGTAACTCAAACAGCAATTTCATCTTTAACGTTTACCTCTACAGGCGCAAATCTTTCCCAGTATTCATCTTTCGCCCTATACGGGATTAAGGGATAATCATGCCAGTTACCTATGATAAGATCGCTACTACTACTCTTGGGTCTAGTTCATCTCTAATTACCTTTTCTAGCATCCCGGGCACTTACACAGATTTAGTATTAGTTGGATCAATTCAATGTGAAAATACTTCATTTTATATTAGATGTAACTCGGATACTACGAATAAGTATTCTGCGACACTTTTATCAGGCGATGGATCTGCTGCGAGTTCGTCTAGATTTACTCAAACTGATTTAGGTGGTAACGGCATTTATACGCCCGGCAACACTTTTCCAAGTGCTACTAGCTTTGGCGTTGGTATCTGGAATTTTTTAAACTATTCAAACACTACAACTAATAAAACTATATTAAGCCGAGTAGGTTCTGCTGGATTAAGTACTAGAGCCATAGTCAATCTTTATGCCAGCACCAGTGCTATTACTCAATTAGACATTAGACCCTTTTCGGGCACTATGGCTGCGGGAACATCTTTTACCCTATACGGAATTAAGGCGGCATAATGGCTACTTATATTAAGATCGCATCTAATACTGTTGGGGCTGGCGGTGTTACTAGCGTTACCTTTTCTAGTATTCCTAGTACTTATACTGACTTGTTAGTAAAAATTTCAGCCCGTACAAGTAGAACAGGTTTTGTAAACGATTCCCTTTTAGTAAGATTCAATGACTCAACTACTGGTTATTCCTATCGCAGTGTTTACGGTTTAAATGGAAGCGCAGGTAGTGCCAGCGGTTCAAACAATCAAGCTACTTATGCCCTTGATGCCCCAGCTGCTACTGCTAACACCTTTAGCAATACTGAGTTATATATTCCTAATTACAGGTCTAGTAATAACAAATCTATGAGCATTGATTCCGTGTCAGAGGATAACAACATAGCTGGGCCAATAGCTGAACTTCGTGCTTTGCTGTGGTCGAATACTGCGGCAATTACATCGGTTGCTTTCTTTCCTGAAACTGGCCCTAACTTCGTTCAATATTCAACTTTTACCCTTTATGGAATATCTAACGCATAGGAGATAAGAAAATGGCAGATACAAAGATCGAAGTTAATTGCGCTACAGGTGAGGTTATTGAAACTGAACTAACAGCCGATGAAGTAGCAGCCCGCAAAGCTGAGGCAGCGGCATACGCTAAAGCCGAGGCAGATCGCGAAGCTGAGGCAACAGCCAAGGCAGCGGAGAAGGCTGCGCTATTGGCCAAGCTAGGCATTACAGCCGATGAAGCAGCCCTACTGCTGGCATGAGTGCTATCAGTTATAACGGCTGGCCAGCATCTAAGGATGTTGAGTCGATCCGTATCAAGTCTTACGCCATCAAGGGTAGCAAGGTAAAACTGCGCTGTGCCTATTTTGCTGCGCCTTTACTGGTTGCCTTTGCTGAGCAGTTTAACGAGCTGATTGAGCCGATCGATGGCGGTGCGCTAGATGACTGGGGCTACGCCTACAGAGATGTTAGAAACGTACCGGGCAAGTTAAGCAATCACAGCAGCGGTACGGCTATCGATCTAAACGCGACTAAGCATCCGCTAGGTAAGGCTGGCACTTTCCCAGCTGAAAAAATTCCAATGATCCAAGCATTGACCAAGAAGTACGGGCTGAATTGGGGCGGTAATTGGACACGCAAAGATGAGATGCACTGGGAAATAGCACAAGACCCTATAAAGACAGCCAAACTAATAGAAAAGTTAGGATTAAGTTATGCCGACTAGCGCACAAGTATCAGTAGCACAAACAGCCGTAATAATTGTACCTGCCAGTGATTTCGATCAGACTGCCAACCTACATAACTTAGGTGGCGGTTCGGTGTATTTAGGCGGTGCTAACGTCACTGCGGCCAATGGCTACAAGTTTGATAACGGCGATAAACTAACCGTAACGGTTGGAGATCATGAAGCCTTATACGCTATTGCTGCCAGCGGTACACATACCGTAGCAGTACTGTCACAAGTCAATTAAGGGCATTTAGGAGTAAGACCATGAAAGATCAAGCTATAGCCGCTGGACTGTCATACCTACGCGCTGCTTTAAGCTGCGCAGCTGCGCTGTACATGTCCGGTATAACTGATCCAAAGACACTTGCCAATGCTTTCGTAGCTGGGCTAATTGGCCCACTATTGCGCGCCTTAAACAGCGGCGATACTACTTTCGGCGTTAAGTAATGACGGCCGCCCAGTCGCTTTTAGCGATAGCAATAGGATTATGTACTCTTATTGGCTTTGCGGCTGGGCTGGTGCGCCATTTAGTAAAGTATTACCTAGCTGAATTAAGGCCAGATGGTAACGGTGGCCATAACTTACGCGGCCGTGTCGATCGTATTGAAGCGAAAGTCGATTCGATCTACGAGATATTGCTAAGCCGTTAGGCGTGTCGGTTATTGACCGATGTCATACCCACGCTTTACCCTTTATTTACACGTTAGGCAGGGCTACCTAATTCGGTGTAGCACGGCTTAACCCAAACAAGGGCGAAGTAAATGGATATAGAAAAAGTAGCAGTATTAGTTATATTGGTTAGTGTTGCTTGGTTTCTAGTAGGTTGGTCGGTCGGTTATAAAGAAGGCATTAAAGATGGCTTTAATCGTGGCCGCGCATCGGGTTTACGTATGGCAGTTAATACAGCTGCGGCGATTGTTAAAAACTCATGACTTTCAACCTAGATAATTATGAGGATGTAAACAGCCGCATCAAGCGGTTTAGAGAAACCCATATCTCAGGCAGAATTATTACTGAGATCGTTGAGTTAAACGTTAAAGATGGTTATGTCATCATCCGGGCAAGCGTATTCCGTGAGCATGAGGATGTAGTACCAGCAGCCGTAGATTATGCCTATGAGCTGCGTACTGATCGAGGCGTAAACCGTGATTTTTGGATTGAAAACTGTAGTACCAGCGCAATCGGTCGAGCTATTGGGTTACTTATGCCAAGCGATGCGCGGCCGACACGTCAAGACATGGAGAAGGTTGAACGCTTACAGGCTCAGCCTGCAGTAGAGGTTGATTTATGGGCTACTGCTACACCTGCAGTAAAGGTTGAAGGTGTTGGAAGTGTGCGCCCAGCTGCGGAAACGATTGCCGACATCAAAGCGCAATTAGGTGGCGAGATCGTAGATCCTGCGCCTATTTGCTCACATGGTCGTATGGTTTACAAGGAAGGCGTAAGCCCGAAAACACAGGCCAAATACCGAGGCTATACATGTAGCAGCAAGTCACGTAGCGATCAATGTAAACCAATATGGCTATAACTGAGATGGCGCAAATAGTTCAGGTTATATTAGATCGATCGCAGGAGTTACAGGCAGCAGCTAGTGGGTTTGCCCGTAGCACAGGCGAGAAGGCTAATACGCCCGA